CCTCCGTCAATATCTGTAACTGGCGTAGGAGATACTATCCACAAATATGCACCATAAATACTATTTGTGACATTCTTGTTTCCGTATATGCTGTCATAAGAAGTAAGTGTTTCCAAATCTACAGAACTTGCGTCAGTTGCTGTTGAAAATCCAATGTAACCCTTTATTGCGGGTTTTACAATTACAGTAAAAGTCATTACAGTAGCAGGAAGTTCGGAATTCCAAACTTGTACGTTTACTGAGGTATCTTCTTCTACATGGGCAGCGATCAGCGTTCCGAGTTCGTCTACAGACAATATACTTGGATTTGAAGATTCGAACGAAAGCTTATCGTACGGCCATTTTTCCGGATCTCCGTCATATTGTTTAATAATACCGCTGCTTAATGTGCAATTAATTCTATACGGATTATTGTTCACGTCTGGCATATTGATCGGCAAGATAGACTGCGACCATACAGCTACTGTGGTATTTGGCATAGACAATCCGACAACTTGATGACCTTCGATTTGATTTGTATCTACGTTGATTGTGATGTTACCGCTTTCACCACCTTCATCTACGAGATCAAATACGATACCGTAATCCATAGTATATGTGTGGAGATTTGTTCTACCCCATCCAGATTCCCAGATTACAGCAGTAACAACAAGTTTATAAGAACCTGCTTGGAATTGATCTTGAGCTGGAAAATAAACTTCTATCTTATTTTTTTCTTCTAAGATTTTATAAGGTGCCAAGAAATCCGTTGGAGCTTGTGGACACTTCTTTTTACAGTCACAAGGTCCGCATGGAAGTAGCGGCATATTATATCCTGGGTCTGCTGAGAATTTACCAGGAACTAAACCAAATCCTCTATATCCGTCCCAGTAGTGATAATCGTGGAATCCACAACTGTAAGCGTCATACCTACGTATAGAGTTATACGGATATACATGATAGCATGGTTTACCACATCCGTGCAACGTATAAGGAGTAGGTGTATAAAATTGTGGGAATGGTTCATTAGGGAACCTGCGAGGAATTGGGCATTTGCCATCACATTCACAATGCTCTGGCTTAGATGTATTGATTAAATAACAGCGAAGCTGCTTGATGTTCGAAGAATCATAATCCTATGGGCCCCGTAATGTGAGGATCATTCGAACATCGTTTCCTATTCTAATGTCCATATTGCAATATGTTTATACAAAAATAGGGCAGGGGCGTCCCCCTACCCCATAGTTGTGGTTAATTATTTACCTGAGATCACTCACGCATTTGCTGGTTCGATATAACCTGCACCGTTGTTAGTGTCGTTGAGGTACTGTGCAGGAGCGCCAATGATTGCAGCAATGCCGGCATCGATAGTTTCGCCCTTGCCTGCAGCAACGTAGATCTCAACGGTCTGCTTTGTCTTACGGAAGATGTCGTCAGCAGCACGATACATATTCTCAAATTCGAGAGTAATTGCATCATAGTTGCTATCAAGACTCGTAACCATAGCAGGCTTGATGATTGGCCAAGTACATTCGCCACGGTTCAAGATACCCTGATAACCCATAGCCTGAGCTTCACGGTCACGAACCAATTTAGCAGATGCTGTATAGGCCTTACCCTCAACCTTGGTTACGATAGGCTCACCTGTCGCAGTACCTACAAGATACTTGTTGCTAGATGCGAAACCTGCAGCATTAGGATCCTGCCAGTAAGCAGTTACGTTGAAACGAACCTTACCTGCTACGTTGATCGTGTCAACAGAATTGTCATCGTCGTAAGGCATTGCAGTAAGTGTCAAAACTGCACCGTTTGCTGTAGCGATTACGCGAGCACGCTTAGACTGTTTGTTAATAATCTTAACGAAAGCTGAAGCAATAGCAGCAGCGTTGTCACCAACTTTTGTCATATAATCATAAGACTCTGTCCAATTGCGGAAGCGCGTAGGCAGATCTTTGAATGTAAGACGAAGAACAATAACTTTGCCACCTTCTGCAAACTCAGTCAACTGAGCTGACTGACTGAAGTCTACAGTTACAGTATCTTCAGTATCTGCAGCGTACTTAGCTACACGATAAGATTTGATATCAGCCTTCTTAATCTCGTTAGACCACTTGATTTCGTGAATAGTACTTACAGTACCGTCAGCAGCTACGAGTTTGGTTGTTGAAGGCAGAACTACGCCAATGCGGAATTTATCAGTATTTTTATCAGCAGTAGTACTTTCTGCATTGTCGTCCAGGTTCTGAATTACAAAATCACCTACAGTATAATCCGTGGCCGGATCAAAACTAGATACGATTTTTGCAGAAGAATTATTAGATACCAATACGGTATTTATATATGTAATCATAATAAATTAATTTTTTCTACTCACCCTATGCACATGTGTCCACTATGCGGGAGCACAAGTCTAGACCTAACTAGCTGGGCTTTCCACGTTAAAATTATTCTTGAGTATTTACTTCGTTTGTAATTGTCTAATATCTATTATCCCCAGCATTCTCTAAATACATTTGAGCTGCTATTTTAATAATTTCAGGCATTACAATATCTTCAAAATCCGTATACTCATCAAACGGATTATCTAAAGTTATTTCTTTAGGCTTTCTTAAGTACCCTAAAGTATATTTTGATATTTTATAATTCCCATCAGTCAGTATGTCGCACCCGTTATCAAATCTTATTCTAAGCGGGCGAGCTCTATGAAATCTATAATGAAAATCTGTAAGACTATTATTAACCCTACTCATGAAGCTATCGCGAGTACACTCAAAAACAAAAGTGTTCATGCTATTGTTTCCATCTTTATCCGAAATTATTACGTCTTCGTTTAACGAATACATAAAATCTGACGGATAAATGATACGATACTCTTCATAACTTGGATTTTCTTTCTTATATTGCATGTTTGCAGTAGAATAATCTACTTGTTTGAACAAATGAATTAAATCCATTCTACGTTTATCATTTTGTTCAAACGACGTCCTATGTACAAAATCTCCATTAAATCTTTCTTTAACGAATTTAGCAACTGCTTGATTTAGCCAATATAAAGAATCATCCGTAGCTGGTTTGCCTACGGTGTCGTCCAACTTGTTTATTTCAAGTTCGTACGACTCTAAGATTTTAATGTATTTCATTTTGTATCTTGTTTAGGTTCGCTAATTATTCTAGGAGAAGATGCTCTTTTGCTGGCGATTTGTAAAGCGTATTTATACGATGTTGTATAAAAGTCTACAGCGCCATTAACTAACTCGTCAAAACAGCTGAATGGTAACTCACAATAACTATGTACGGCTCCTTTTGACATGTCGTCGTTATCATAATTTAGCACATTAAATGCGTATGGCTAGCATATATAAACCAAATCCAACCCTACAATATTTGTATATGAGTCGTGAATTACTTTGAAGTATGGATGTTCTGAATCTACACTCTCAAACAAAATTGCAGGATTACGCATGATCCTATGTTGGTCATAAAATTTACCAACAACAAGGTCTGCTTCATCTTCTTTGATTGACGTGTTTGGGGTATAAACTTCCGTACCCAACATTCCTTCCTGTTTGTAATTCTTGTTAATTATGCTATTACTCCTTATATATAAATAATAGTCTTCCGGTACATGAAATAAAGTAGTATCTCGATCACTATCAATATTTTCTTTACACGGACAAATAGTTTTATGTCTAATTAAAGTATGTAAAGACTCTTTGATCTTTTTTGACTACCTTGTTTCACGCTATACCTAACTGTCCGACAGGTACAAATCGCGAACATATCTATTTTGATATTCACTAAGTATCGCATATATTGTATCAGTATCGAGCTTATCTGTAACATATGCGTCCGGATTCATTATTTGAACCCTTCTTTCAAATTCAATTCCTAATTGCCTAGTTTGTTCAGTTGTCATGATTCAAGGGTTCTTAAATTATTTTTAGTTTGTTGTCTCTGAGATTCTACAGTTTCTGTAGCCAATACAATCGCTAAATTTATAAGTTCTTCTGCCATTGAATCGTTTAATTCAAAAACAACGTCATCTGTAAAAGATTTATCTTCGGCATTTGCAAATTTCGCAGGTTGTTTTATATAGGTCACTTCAAAATCTGTAATAGTATTATTCTCCTTTAAAAACTTATAAGAATCTACTAATACGTTTATTCCATAACTGTCCATATAACAAACTGGATGCTTTACCCAAGGTAAATTGTAATCAGTAGCCATAAATTTTATAGCATCATTATGGCTAATTAATAAAACCGGAACTTTTACGTGACTATACTCTGTCTGAGAGTCTATAGATTTCACTCTAGTTCTTACAGTAAGTAAAGACTAAATATAATATAGTAAATCACTTGGAATTTGAAACGTATGTTTATTATTTACATACTAATCTCCTCCAATATAATTTACCTTTTGACTTACTAACAAAGGTCTAATATCTTCGATCGCCTTATTGTCCCCTTCAAAAGGAACTTGGCGCAAGTTGTTACCAGTAACTTTTTGCCCGATTAAAGCTAAATATGCTTTATCTAAAATCGTAGCAATTTCGTATTCGGTTAACGACGGATATGACGAAGCGGTATCTGCTTTGTCATACTCAATCATGAATTTTGTTTTAATATCTATGTGCTTCATCATACGTCGTGTATAAAGTTATTACTTATTTCCAACCTGATTGATCAAAGATAACTTAAGGTCCTGGTTTTTCTTATTGTCCAAATATGCGATAGCTTCGTCCAAAGAGTCTGCAAACTGATCTGTGCCGTAGATATAACGCGTCTTATCTTTGCGAATGATACCTTTTGCAATACACTCTTCAAGCAGAAATTCTGTTTCTTTTGATTTATTGTCAACCCATTTGTCAAAGAACTTTTTAGGCTGTTTATCAACAAGGTTGAACAACGTAGATTCTACAAGCTCATTGGACATATTATCTGCTTTGATACCAAACAATCGCAATGCTTTACGCATATCCTCCAAGGACAGCTTGTCAAATGCTTTAATAGCGTCTCTACGAAGTTTATTAACTTTGTTCTGCTCGATAGCCTCTGCTTCGCGGTTAATCAGCAAGTAATCCTTTCCGGCATTCATTTTATCCAAAGAAGTGGCTACCCGCTTGTGACCACTAAGAAACTTGATCATCATTTCTTGAGTTGGAAACTGATCGTCTAGGATCATTGCCCTAGAACCGATTTTAACACAATATGTTTTCCAGAAGTCACTAGTCTTTGCTAAATGACCCTCAGGATAACCGAGAAGTTTTTCAAATCGCCTCTCATCTTCAGGAGTAAGTCCTGTATACATCGAACCGGAGCGTGTAAAATATGGGGCTATATAATCGTAACAATTCTTATACTTAATAAGCCCAGCCCAGGGATGTTGTTTCTTAATTCTTAATTCAACTACCATAATTATTTAATTAGAGTGAATGTCAAGTATCATGGGGGCATTATGCCCCCACTAACTTGGTATATTTACTATTAGGCGTTATTTACTGAAATTGATTCAGCATCTTCAGCATCACAGTACAGAACACCGCAAGACAGCGGATTACGCAACATGATACCCATTTCGCCAAGGAAGTGAACCTGATAACCATCGCGGCTGTTAGAACGCAGCGTGTTAATGCTGTTACCATAACCACTAGGAATTACAGAACCACCAGTCGTCCACTGAACGAACTCACGACCCTTACGACAAACCTTAACGATGTTTGCCTGACCATCACGAGTACCAAGATCAACAAACAGGAAGGTGTAAGACATCAGCGGTTTTCCAGAAATCGGATGGAGCTGACGGAACATCTCCATATTGTCGAACATAGCACAACGCTTAACAGTCAACTCAATGCCGTTAACCATCTTATAAGTCGTAAACTGTCCGCCGAGGGTCAACTCCTGACCACTACCAGTGATAAACTTGGTGTCGATCAGCTGGAAGCCAGCAGCCTTCTCCTTCAATACACGGTCAAATTCACGAATACCCATCTCACCGGTAAGTGCGATGAACTTACGCTCATTTGTACCGAGGATATTATAACACAGGTCAAACAGATAGTCTTCGAGCAACTCAGTAGTCAACGTAGTGTAGTAACGTACGTTAGCCGGAGCAATCTGCTCGAACAGACCTGCAGTCGTAGGAACCATTTTGTTCATTTAGAATCGCTACTTCTAAATCGGACGGATTGCAGGTATTTATTCCGTCCAGCTCTATATTTCTATAGAGATCAGACCATATCAAAACCCTCGACTGTAAGTCGGTCGGGTTGTTTCCATTTCGGGACGCTTGCCCCTACTCCCTCGCCAGGGATGGTCGTTGAGCCTTCTTGACTAGTTTTTTGTTAATTATCCAACCTTTGTAATGTCCGGATTTTACCGGAATTCCAGTGTTTGCATTATTGTTTATAGTACCTACTTGGTAAGATCTTCCAAAATATTTACATGCTTTATAAGCATTCTAAAATTCAAGAATTTCTCCAGTTTCAGAATTTATGAATGTGTAATGATACCAATCTCTATTTCCCAATTCAATCGCATGTTGGGTATTTTGTTTCGGCGTCACCCATCTCAAATTCTATACTCTATTGTCTGTTCTATTACAATTTATATGATCAACTTGTGTAAAGTATGTCGGATCATCGTTCTATATAAACGCTAGCGCAACTAATCGATGCACCATGAATTTTTTATTTCGATTTCCAAAGTTTACTTTAACCCTCATGTATCCGCCTTTGGAATAATAAGGTTTCATAAAATCTTGTATGTATTCAGACCAAATCCTACCATCATTGGTCACTTTGTATTTATTTTCATAACCGTCCAACTTTATAGGAAACGGTTTAAAAACTAAGTCAAGCTTGGTTGCTGATTGTCTATCCATCTTTATATCCATATGATGATTATACAAACTTAATTGTAATTATATTTAGAGTTTCCAGCAGTTAAGAAACTTAAACGCGTAGAGATTACGCTCTACGTGCCCATTCAAAGTATATAAAACTTTAAAAGTTTAGGACGTCCATTTGTGCCTTTAAGGTTATATGTACCGTCTGCATTACGGTTGCTGTGAGAGAACAGCAATGCGGTCTCCTCACGCTTCTTCCACTCACGCAGAGCGATCCAGTACTGATAGTCAGACCACAGATAAGATGTTTTACCACTCTGAGGATCCTTCAATGCGATTGCCAGTACGGTGCTATAAGCATCACCGGTGATATCGTAAGTCAAACGAAGAGTCTGCAGATGGTTACGCATCTTAAACGGAGTCTGATAGTTGATGATATCTGCCTCATCGCTGTACTCCTCGTAAGCAGAACCTACGCGGCTTACCTGACGACCGGGAAGCAGATACTCGCCGGGAATATAAGATCCAGCAAAACCTTCTGCAACATAGCACTCATATACCCAAGCAGAACCGTCCTGATAAGGAACGCCGTTTGCACGAACCTGGAAGTTAATGTTGTCAAAAGAAAGGATTGCACCTGGCATTTTTATTCACACGAAGTCGTTAATTTCGTGCCGTTATTAACAGCTTTATCTTTCGATAAAGATTTGACTATATCTTCCTCCTCGTTTGAGGAGTTCCAGTACTTCGGGTCACTTGACCCTACACCCTGGTTAGGGGTTAGTCGATGAACCTTCAAATCTTCTACATCTATTCGCAATCCTTTAAATCGCCCAGCTTTTATATATGCTCCAGTGTTTGCGTATTTCTGTACACGATCTATAAAATTGCGCTTGGATCCGCCAAACTATTTTAAAACGTTTTTAAATCCTAATATGGTAAAAGAATTACCGTTGAAAACGTTTGTAAAAGTATATGCCTTTTGGATGTCATACCTTCCGTGATGTCCGTGAAGTTTACTCCAATCGTCATTTTCTTTTTGCGTAACCCATTCTAGATTTTCAAACCAATTATTTTTTCTATTGAAATCTTTATGATTTATTTCAGCCTTGTTTTCGGGATTGTCTACAAAAGTTTCTGCTACAAGTCGATGAACTCTATAAGTTCTTCTATAGTTATCTCTAGATAAAGTAACTAATGCGTACCCATCTTTATCAAAACCTTTGTGTAGATATCTTCCGGATATGTACGAATACACCTTGCCGTCGTTTGTTATACTATATCTATCTTCCCAACCTTTAATTGGTTTACTTATGATTTGCTCGGCTGCTGATTGTCCATTTTTGATATTATTCATATCTCTATAATTTTAATTTTTACTCTATGGTATAAAATTCTTTAGGATGTTCCAGCAATTCTCTGGAATAAGCGACATGCATTACTGCATGAAGTGGCCCATAAGCGGTGCAATGCTTAAAAACCAAACCAACGCTCCTCGAGAGCAATATAAATAGGAGTCTTACCAATACCGGGGGTAACAGCAGACTGTCCGCTAATATTACTAGATGTAATTTCCTGACCGTTCCACTTAGCCCAACGGATATTAACAGCGTGATCGCTATCAATCATTACAGACCACTCAAACTCGCGGTTGTCGATAATCATAGTGCGACCAAGACCGCCGGTGATCATGTCAATAGCGGTTGATACGCCATCGTCTTTTGTACCAAACACGAGAGACAGAAGACCTGCTACCTCGTGAGGCCTGCTCAACAGAGCGTTAGAAATCATATTCTCATCAACCAAATCAGAGAATCGACGTCCACGATAAAGTTGAAGATTATTTAAAAGTGAATTATTCATATAATTTTAATAAGTTTACTCGTCATAGGTATCTTGACGCGATCTCCCATGCTTGAGGTTGTTTTTCATCTTGGACATTGTAGCTTGAATGATTTTTAGCCTAATGTCTCATCATAGTTCTAAGTCTCTCAGCAGCAGTTGTCTAACCATTTTTCTTAGCAGTACCGAGTAGAGCATCGCCCTTCATTGTAAAGTATGCGGACTCTATAAGATTGTTAACCATGTTTCCATTAAAATCTTTTTGATACTGAGTAAGTCCGTCGGCATCAGTTTTTGTAATGTAATCATACAAAGCTTTACGATCCTCCTTTGGAACCGCAATACCTCGAATGTTACTCAAATTGCTAATACCAGCGTTAAGGTCGTTCATAAATTGAACTGCTTGAGCTTCTTGTTGCTGACGAACCTGCTCCTGATAAGCCTACTGTTCTTGAAGTTGATGTTCGCGAATAGTAGTTAATCTGGAAAGTGCTTCATCTGCTTCATCTGCCAACATATCGGCATCCTCATAGCGTTCAATCTTGCGCGAGATTACGTCATCTTCGTATCCCTGAAGTTTCATGTAATCACGAACTACTGCTCTTTGATTAGATTCATCCTCCATGTCCATATTTTCATAAGACAATGTTTGCGACTGGTTATTGTAGAAATCTTCAAAACGTCCGCCGTTCTTAACATATTCGTCAAGCTGCGCAATCCGTTGATCGGCGTACTGCGGAGTAGAATTCTGCTCTACCATATCGCCAATATATTCGACAAGATCACTAATAGATTGTGGCTTATCATTATCGTCTACGTCCCACCCGAGCTCATCAGCAAAGGCGTCAAAGAAAGCACCAACTTGGTTACTCTCCCAAGGCTCTACGGTATTTGTATTATCCTCATTTCCGTCTTCACCTTCTTCGCCGTCCTCAGGTTCGTTGTCTTCGGATGAATTGTTTTGTTTATTAATATTATCTAATACTTCTTGTGGAATTGTAGTATCGTCATTGTTATTCGGATCTTCCACGGTATGATCCTCAACTTTTTCAGTTGGATCGTCTATGTTATCAAGGTCGTCTACATTAGACTCTGGAGATAGTGTTAAATCTGGGTTATCCAAATCTGTTACACCATCAGATCCTTCTGGGTTTTGGTAACCTAATGTATCAAATACATCGTCTAATGGACTATTCTTCTTTTTTCTTGCCATAATTATTAATTAATAAGTTATGTTATATCTTATTTATTTCAGAGTTCATTCTCTGTGTATGTTTTCGTAATTGTCGACTATGTTTTTGCAAAAATAATACATCCAATCTTCCGACATGTCGGATTTTATTTGATTACATGCCATGCAGACTAATTGTATATTTTCAGTAACATACCCTTTAGATTTATCTATTTTGTCAATACTTACATTAGTTGGAGTGCGTCCACATTTCAGTTCGTATGTCATCGGCAATCCGGAAAGCGCACATTTTCCACCCTACTTATTCCAAAGTTTTTGTACATACTCTAAAGTTATATCAAATGGTATATTTTTACTTTTGGCGCGATCTTTTGCGCCAAGTACTCTAGACTATAAACATTTTCTAAGCTTATCAGAATCGCAAAGATTTATATCGTGTTGTCGCTGACGTTCATTAATGCAAGCTTTACACAACAGTTTTCTGTAATTACGTTCTGCATGACACTTTCCTTCTTTGTGAAATTCACTTTCCGGCTTGTAATGTAAGCATTTATGACACAATAATTTGCCGTCTTTCCACTCGCCGTTAACTTTTAGCCGACTTTCACACTCTCTACACGCGCTGTGGTAGTTTGGACAATTACTATATCTCATAAAATATTCTCTAGTTAGAGGAAGTATCTTATGACATATTGTACATTCTCTATAATTTTTATATTGACCTTTCTTCATATTAATAATTTCTACCTCCAAATACGCGTGCAAAATTGGCTTTGCGCCTCATTGCTGCGCTATATTTTCCTTTCGGAGCCTTTAAAACTTTTCGTGCATATGCTTGTACGCCCATTCCGTGTTTCTTAGCAGCTGCGGTAAATGTACCACGCTTAGATGGTTTTATATATATATCTTTACCAGAATCATATCCGTAATTCCAGTATTTTTCATTTGGTCCTTGCATCATACCTCTGAACCATTCATCATCTCTGTTGTCGTCAAATAACAATCTAATATTGTCTTGTTTTAACGTAACAGGTCCGCCACCATTTCTTATAGCTTTATTGTCTGCTAATTTTCCTAATATTCCGCCGTTGCCTTCTAATCCCCATTCGTCTACAGCGTCTATGTAATATTTGTCTCCCAACTTTTTAGGTTTTATTGTAAATCGGCCAGCATCTACTAATGTTTTATATTTCCCCCAAGATTCTCCTTTTGGAATCATATCCGTACTTCCTTGTAAAACCTTATTGTCGACAATAGCTTTATCTATCATTTCTTTTGTAAGGCCGTCTAAATGTAAAGTATCTGTTGGGAAAATCTTTATATCATACTACTTATCTGGAAACTTATGATTATTTACAATAATTTCTCTAGGAGTCTTAGACTAATTTAAATTTTGGATATTGCCGTTTAAATATAATCCTAATATATCCAAATCTCCCATGTTTGATCCGGAATACGTTCCACGTTTCTTTTTTCCAAAATAATCATAAGACCCGTTATAGCTATTTTCGAAAGGTTTCAAAAATCCGAGCGCTGATCTAAGACCAGGAGATCCTGCAGAATATCTTAAAGAAGTTTCCAAAGGAATGTCCGTGTTATAAAATCTTCCTGCAGCAGCTAATCCGTTATTTATACCCTAAGCCGTAGGAATTCCATATGGCATTATTTTTCTCCACCCGTCTAAATAATTATTTATTTTACTACCGAGACCTTTAAATAAAAATTTATGAAAATTTCCAGGAGCTCTAAGTATAGGACTCATTGCTCTAATTGGTTTTGAAACCTTACCGATCATCGGCATCGCTCCAAGAGCGCTTAACATAAAATCAACACCGTTTGCAATATTTACATCAGATATAAAATTTTTACCGGCGTTTATTGCATCTGCCCAACTACTGATTCCTATGGGATCTATTAATTTTACTAAATTTTCAACAGAAGCTTTATCATATGTAGAATATCTAGAATTAGCATTGTTCCATATCGGATCATAATACTTATTCCAACTAAATTGTTTTTTGGGAGCAGTTACTACAATTTCGTCTATTGCTACAGGCCAGTCTCCAGAACCAAATCCTCCGGTTTCAGGATTATACTAATTCCACAGTTCTGACAAATTTCCTACATAACTATACGGGTTATCGTCTCCTTTGTCGAACTTAGGCCTGCGTAATTTTCGTTTAAGCTCTTTTTCAGCCATCTTTTGTTCTTGCTCAGCTCTAGCTTTTCTCTAGCGCTTCATCTTGCGAAATAGTTTATGACGCTAATAGTCTTTCTATTTCTACATTTTCCTAATTGGACTGTCCATATTAGTAATATATTACAGGATTTAACGATTTACCGCGATTAAATTCAATAAACTATGCAAGTCTGTCAGTAGGATTTGGCAACCTATTGTACATATTATTTATAGCTAAATCAAACGCATCTTGTCGTGCTTGTTTTTCAGCCATGTACTGTTCGTATTGTGGATCTATTACGGGCATCTGTTGTATTTGAGTTTGTATAGTAGGCTGTTGAGTATACATAGGTACCGAAACTGCTTCAGGTTCTGAGTATGGTACTGTTTGTGCCGGAGCTGCAGTCTGACCTATTGTAACTGGAGCAAATTTAGCACCGTTGTATATTTTTGGATTGGCTTTTCTATGTCTGGAAAGTTCTCTATCCAAAGATTTCATATTCACGAGGTTGTTCGTATAATGAGCCTCATCGTCCTCATAATATCCGCCGCGCTTCAATTCTCTACTATACTATCTTAATGTTGGTGCAGCTATAGCTTTGCCATATTTTCTTTTTAACAAATCTACATAACTCCTCACAAAAGCTTCATCGTTCGCATAATTGGTATATCTATGTTCACCATCTTTAATATAGTGTCCTACTCCGCCGTAATTGTGATTCTTTTTCGCAACGCTTGTATTTCCGTACCAACTTTCCCAACCCAATTGACGCATCATATAATTATGTACTCTCTCGGGATTTTTTATGCCTTGGCGTTTTATTTCGTTCCATACAAGAGGACTCATAACATCGACAAACTGTCTTACAGAGTAATTAGCTCTTGATTTCTAAGGAGCCTTACTCTTTCCGCCAGCATATTTAGGATACTCTCCATTTGGAATAAATCCGTTAAGAGATGCGTCTATTTGTCTATTTAATGTGGCAGTCTATACAGGGTCTTCTTGGGTAGGATTACCGTACAGAGGCCTTCCTATAAGATCCCAATACGATAATCCACTCTCTTTCTGCTGCTTCAATAAGTCTGAAGGCTTTTGATAATTTCCTCTCATCGCTCACCAGTTGTTTTATTCTTTAATGCGGTTTTAGCTTTAAGCTGTTCTCTCTCGTATGCAGCATCATCTTTTTGTTTCTAAAGCTCAGATTCATGCTTCATTTTATCTCTTTCAAGACGAATCTTTTGCTCTTCGATTTCGCGCTTCTGGCGAATTTCATGCTGTTTAGTATACGCATCTTCGCGCATCTTTTGCTCCTCTAACGCCTGCTTTCCAATCTCAACTGGATCCGGAATCATGTTCTGATTAATATCCTTCTCTTCTGTACCACGATAAGCACTAATTTCTGCTACAGCAATCTTAGTAGCGTTATCTTGATCAATCTGATATCTTTGAAGATCCATCTGAGCTTCCTGCAACATGAGTTCTTGTTCTTTAGCCTGATTCTGCATTTCTTGCAACTGACGTTGTTGTTCTGCCTCAGCCTCTTGAGCTTGCTGTTGAAGTTGTTCTTGACGAGTCTGCATATCCTTAAGTTTTTGTTTAAGGATGTTGAAGTTATCGTTTGTAAGAATTTCTGCAGCTTCTAATAGAGATGCGCCATTCTGCATTGCAGGTTGTATAAGCTGTTGAAGTTTTTGTATATTCTCAAGATCTTTAGATGTGTCACTTACGAAAACATCCATATCTTCATAATAGAACTTCGGAGCAATATCAAGGAATGCGCGTTCTCCGTTGTCGAAGATGTATTGTAATTTCTGTTTGCCAGTTTCTTCCCAAGCCCCCTTAGCAGTATTAAGGAGCATATTCATTACATGGCGTTTAACCTGATTGTGTACCCAGAACAACGGTTCTGTAATATGAGAAGACTGTACAACAGATCGTTCAACATTACCCACAAGTTCTGATGTACTTATAGCACCTTGGCGCTATTCTGTAATACCAGAAATCGTACCTGCAAGCTGTTCGATCTTATCCATCAACTGAATGTATTCAGCAATTACTTGACCCATTGTAAGGTCGAGTGATGTAATCTGATTAAAACTTGCTGGTTTACCTCCTTCACGACCAGGTACATTCCACCCCTCTTCGTATGGATTTATAAAGTTTACACCAACACTAGACAGGTAATGCATCCATCGATCAGGGGTGATATTCATAGACTTTGGAATCTGTGTAATATCCATATTAACAATCTTACCTTTATCTCTAGCGATTGCTAATTCTAGGCGATACCAAAGTACGATGTACATATATTGTAACGGCTTAAGAATACTTACAAGAGACCTTGATCTACTGTTCGTATTACTGTAAATTGCACCACAGTATGGAAGCTTCTAACTATTAGGATTGTCTATACTAACATGCTGATACTCTATCGGTTGTATGCCAAAATACAAATCGTCTCCGGCTCTATAACCTTCCCAAACTTCTACAATCCAATCTGGTTCGATAGATACTTCTGTTCCTACAGGAACATAAGTCTCATCCACAATGTCAATCTGCAAATTACCAGCCTCATCTGTAGTAGTAACGTAGAATATTTTTTTGAACGATTTCCAACATGCGTGCCATACGTTTATACTATGCGATCCGTCAGTATCGTATAAAGGATTGTCATAGAAATGAAGCTAGATGCCTTTAAAATTATCTACAGGACTATGCTCTCCCATGTCGTGACCTGGACGACCTGTAATCATTTCTTCAAGCTTTGATAAATCTTTTTGTTCTAATTTGTCAAAATATCTATCATACACTTCAGTTATCGGCATTCGCATTTTTCTACAGCACCAAGATCCGTCTTCTATAAATTCCAGATCAGGACTCTTGTCGTATGAAAAATACATAGGATTCACTCGTTCCATGTACGGTTCGGCATTAAGCACTCCGACATAATATATTTCCTGACCTGCAATCAATGCGTCTTTCCAACCTTTAATAAATTCGTTATCCATATTTAATTTTTCTCTTAAATATGTCAACGTATGGTACGCAGTATTTTCTACCACGTCCTTATAATCTTTATCCATATACCGAGCAATTGCTTCTGGTGGCATAATTTCCCCAGACTAAAGCTGTTGCTAATACTGAGCCTATTCTTCTGGCCCCATATTACCAATAATAGTAGCTTCGATATATTGCAATAAAAGTTGTTTTTCTTTTTCTTGCATTTCAGACGTAGCTTGTTGTGAAGTCCTAACTACTCTAAAATTTAACGGACGTTTACTTTCTTCACCAATTAAAAGATCTATTTTAGGTCTTATGATATTAAAATCGTGAGGAGTTGCTGGAAATCCGTCTTCAACTTTAAATGGGTTGGTAATTCTTTTAAAGTCTTTCTCGTCAAATATACTATTATACAAATTGTAGTAGGTTTGCAACTCTCCGTATCTATGCGGACCGCTACCTCCAGACACAATATTACCTTCTCCGATTACATAATTTACGCAATCGTGCTGCCATTGTTCTGTCTTCTTTGATAGTGGCAGTTTCTGCTATGGAAATCTTGAATTATACAAATTTTCGTATGTCATACTTAAAATGAAAATAGCGGTATCCCGTCTTCTTCAGAATAATATTGGTCATCGTTATCAAACCACTGTTTGCTGAATAACGGTGCTGTGAAGAGTTCAACCTGTTTATTTTGTTCTTTTGCTGCGGACACCTTTACCTAGTAAAGTTCTTCTCTATATAACATTACCATGCAAAGAGCTATTACTCGGTCTACGTTTTTAACTCCGTCATTCTCAATAAGCTCTTCTAGTAAAGGTTCACTGTATATTCGTTCTATGTTAGGGTGCCCAGGCTCATATTCGTCTAACAGCCATTCTAATATTAAACCTTCGCCATACGCCCTAATTGATTTTGTCATGTGGCAACCTTTTCGGCGTTGCACTTTACTGTCTTTAAAGACTTCCGTAATCACTTTATCTGGCTAATCTGCCAATAAATAATCACAATGTTTATTCGTAAAATACGGATATATACCTTTACGCTCGTTCTCAAACATTACTCGTCCGTTATACATTACGGCAAGTTTTCGCACATTTTCATAATATTCTTCTGCCGTATCAGGCCTTCCAGAATATTCTGCTACAATTACGTCGTTCCACGCTTCTCCTGCTTTGACGCGTTTGAACACAAACGTAGAACCCAACGAGTTAGTAAATGATTCATCGTGGTCGTATGGGTCTACTCCTAATATATATAATCCGTATGGGGGATCTTCTATAGGATATTCCCATATAACTACACTTCCTTCTGGTTTGTCATCTTTTTTTAAATGATATGTAGTAATATCTCCACTTTTCTTTTCAGTGGCTTTGACACCACCTTCTCCGTCCCAAGAAAGATCTACAATATGTTTCATGTTCTAAAGCTTCTTATTTGTACGAAGTTTTGTCAACTGATCCATTAGTAATTTTCTAGGGAATATATTTTTACCAAGTTCGAGTACTGCTTCTTGTGGACATAAAGGGCGTTCTGAAATAAATCTGTCTATGGACTATTGTGTAGCTCCACCGTCTTTAATTTTATTACGCTGTCGCATCAACTCTTCAATTGCTAATTCTTTTTTAGAGTTGCCATCTTCATCCATTAAAGAATTACCATTTTCGTCCGTTCCTTCCATATTAGAATAAGAAGGGACAAAAAAACCGCATTTAGTATTTTCCTGTCCTTCATCCCATATATTCTAAAACCCTAATATATTATATGCATCGGGTTTATAAAACAAATCTTTAAGGCCGTCAAACGAACCGCCTTCTGTACCGCCTGTATTATGAGTAACAATTCCGTTTGCAATATAGTTATTGTTTCCGTCGGCAGTAAGATTATATATTTCTCGTTCTCCGATATCTTCAATAGAAACAATTTTTTCTGCGTGAACTCCAGACACATAATTGTGGTATTTTGCAAGATGCGTTTGTGTATACAACTACATTAAATCTAATGCGGACTGTTTGTAGGAAACAACTGAAGAAATATTATGTGAAAAATTACCAATACTTGTAATGTCGTTTATACTAAGCCTCCAATGACCAGTTCCATCTTTTATAACATTGTCACCAGATTTATGAGTTCTGTTTTTAGTTTTTATAAAACTTATGGAACAGTGGACTCCAAAGTGTAATAAAACGCTTTCGATCTGTCTTAAAATCTATTCATTATTTTGTGTCAATGTTATCCTAGGCCTTCCAGACTTGTCTATTGCCATATAACCATCAGTGTCAAATATACCGCCAATTAATTCGGACAACGACTCGGCGTCATATTTATGTATGTCTAACGGTAGGCGTTTCTTATCTTTAGTCTACCCATATATTCCAAGTTCCCGTAAGTTCTTACAAATCCCTTTTATTCTGGTTTCTCTATATATCTTACCGTCTTTTGTTTTTCTAGGTTGACAGTCGTCCGAAGTATCGAAATTCTGCAATACATAATTATTTATTTCGTCATCACAGTTTGACAGTCTTGGAGTTTTGTCGTATCCATAACTACCGTCTCCAATCAACCATCCGACAAGTCTTGGCTCCCACATTTTCTTTGTGCCGAAAAACGGGACGCTGTCGATTATACCTACCTGCTCTCCTACTTTACACTTACCAGCTTCATGAAACAACCAACTTTTCATGTGTTCGTTTTCACCACGTCTTCCGGGAACCCTTTTTGTCTTACCTGGAGTTGACCACAATACTGGATGGTCTGTACTACACTCTAGTGTTCTACCAGTATTTGTTGTGATTCTAACACAAGGCTTTTTAGCTGGAGGATTTACATGAGATATTTTCTATTGTACTGCTTGATATGTATCCCATCCTAAAATTCCTTCTTTAGGGTTTAAATCTTCAATGTTTACGCAATCACCAGTACTTGTCCATACTTTAGTTCCTGCGCATACACAGCCAAACGCTATCATCAGACCGAATGCTTTTCCGTCATCAGTTTCAACAGCAGGCTGTTCTACACGCCAGGCAGTTAAAAGATTTGGAAACTTACCGCCTTCTTCCCACAGCACTAATTTGCCACGAGTACCACGAATACGTTCTGGGTCATTCTTTAGAGTAATGCCTGTAATACTAGAAAGATATCCTTGTTCGGTTTCTTTACCAAACTCATCTTTTATTTTAAAACCAGACACTCGTTCCATACGAGTACTAGTAAGCCTCTGTTTTGACCACGCAGTATTCTTATCAACAAAATCCATAATCTGCCATGCTTTTGTCAGCAATCCGTCACCTATCAAAAACTTTTGTTCAGAAGCTACCGCGAAGTTTTTAGACCCTTTAATCAATTCGTAGTTTCGTACAAGCATTGACGCGCCTTTAAAACTGTACCCTCTTTGTCGTGATTTCAATACCGCCATATGTTTTCCAGAATCTTCTGCTTCTTCTATGGCGTTAAAATAATAATAATCATAGTCCCAGAATCTAGGAAATCCCAATATACGCTCTCTTCTAGTTCTTACGTTTCCGTATCTATCAGTATATTGAACTTCGTCTAGTTTCATGATGGGACTATAATTTAAATAGAAATAATGATATCCGGTTATTGCATCTCCGTCAGGAGCAACATATCCGTTCAAACATCGTTCTTTTTCCTAATCCCAATATTTATGATAATCGGTAGTTCCTGGAGGCGCTAATGTATATGCTCCGTATTTTTGAAAATGAATGGCAGCTTGTCTAAATTTATCAGTATTATGTATTTTTTTACTGAAATCTACCATAATATCCTTTTTCGATTAGTTTTAACGCTCTGTACATTTTCTGTACTATATATCCTATTAAATACGCAGCTCTTTCACCAGATTCGTCTACATTGTAATATTTACATATATGAGATTGTACGTGTTTGGCCTCATGTATAGTTGTATTTACAAACTAATCGCTAGAAGTTACATCAGATATACAAACGATGCTAGTTTTATATTTATCGTTCGTATACGTCATGCCCGTATTCAATCGTCTTGTAATCGTGTTTAATCCGTTTATTATTAAACGTTTTGGACATTCATAATCTGTCAAAAGATCATACAGGTCCCAAAAGTCTTCTTTTGATGTGCCGTAACATACAATTATATCCCATTTGTCGTGATCGACAGTAATGTACTATACTATCATACGACTTCTTCCCAGTTTATAACAATTCCTTTCTTACACATGTCTGCATACCATCGGTTAAATACAATTCCGTCATACGCATCAGGATCGTCTATTACATCTTTTATATATAACGCAAGATGCCTTTCGTCAGTAATGCTAGAATTATAGAAATCTGCTTTACACATATTTGCTACGAATATATAATCATATAGTTGATTATTTTCAAGTTTTATGTTATGTGCTTGTAGCATCCTGTCTACTTCTTCTTTAGTGTAAGGAGTTATTGAAATCAATCTACCACCTATAGAGCGTTTCATTTGTTTTACAGCGAACTCCACAAGCTTTTTACTAAAATGAGGTCCGTTGTAACGCAAATAATTGATCATCTCTTCTGGTTTTATATCAAACTGCGTTAAATCTGTTTTATCCATAATATTAACTTTAAAAAAGTGTCGGCTCACATGTCGCGCACCGACACTTGTAATCAATAAGAATAACGACTTGGGCGTTTTCTACGCATACGCATGTTTCTATTATTCATAAAATCATGCATACTGCGACGCCTCGTTGCACTACTATTTTTATAATTCACATCAATATCGTTTCCGACAAACTCGGTATCAAATTCTCCTGAATCCGAATCCTCAGTGTCGTACTCCTCAGCTTCGTATACTTCGCACAATGCGTCTTCAAGAGAGCACATTGCCAATTTTACACGCTTGCCGTACTCTTTAGCTTCATCTAAAGCGTCCCACGCTTTATTGATAGCTGCTTCTCTAAACTCAACTAAAACCATATTATTAAACATTAAGCTGTTTTAGTTTGCGTCAAGAGACTGAGTATCTTATTGACGTCACCTTTTAAAGATCCTAATTCTTGTTTAAGATTGTTAATAGTGTCATCTTGTTCCTACTATTTTTTATAGTCGGGATCGATTTCCTTTAACATTTCTTCACAAGTCTTTAAAATCTTCTCATTATATTCTACGCTTTCAAGAACAGATTTACTTGTTCTAATCATAGAGTTTATTTCTTGTATCATAGATTCTCTACTTTCACTTATGACAATATTGCCATTTCCGTGAATAGAAACGTTACTTGGAATTCCAACAAAGTCTTTCTTTTCAGTTCCTATTTTAATAGATAAATCTACTACAGTCTATCCAAATCCTGCAGCAGGGTTGAATCTCGGTTGAGTAACACCTTCTACCTGACCTATTTTTATACTTGGGGTATCGCCTTTGTCTAATATATAGACCAAAGCCCCTTGACGCAAAGCTGAAAACATAATTACTAAAATTAATTAATTATATCAAGCAGCCGGCGTTGTAGTTGTGGTACCGGTAGCACTACTCAAACGATTAGCCCAATAACTAGAAATAAAGTCTGCGCCAGCATTAGCTATTAATGTAGGAACAGCTGTCCATGCGTTATTTGGTAACGTAATTGTAGAAGGCTGAGAAGCCTTAATTGCTGCGATCTCGTTCTGCAGAGCTGCGATCATTCCACCAATCTGAGCGGTCTGAGCAGTAGTTGCTGCATTACTACGTAGCAGTGCGTTATCTGCGGTTAAACTATCAATCTTATTCTGCAATTCGCGCTCTTTCAAGTCACAGAATTCCTTTGTAATCAAAGTACTCTGATTTGCAATAGCGCCAACGATGTTTTGGGTATTTCTCTCTGATTGAGACATAAGTTGATTCGTCTGCTCAATGGTCTGTATACGACCTTCGTAACCCTATTGAGTTGTTAACAGACGGTTTTCGCAGCAACACTCACACAACTGACGAGACAGAGAAGCGTCTCCAGACTGTATTGCGTTAGTTACCTGCAAGAATCCCATGCCGTTCTGTGCACCTACTTGCTGAATTGCACCCTGAACCTGATGTATAGCATTGGTTACATCATTGATATCAGCGTTCAATGTAGTAGCAAGCAAACGTACATCTGCATCTGTACCGTTAATTGCATTTAATACTAAGTCGGCGTTATTATCGTTGTTAAGCTGATTGGCAAGGCCATATCCAAAACCGTTATTGCCCCAACCGCCAAAACCTCCGAAGCCTCCGTTACCGAAGAGCATACCGAGAATAAAACCGAGCAAACCGCCGCCCCAGCCACCAAGGCCAAGGCCATTATTGTTGTATCCATTTTCAGGAAACATAAAAACTTTACTATCTGACATTTTTAAAACTTTTAGAATTGGTATTACATTTCGTAGAGTCCTATTTGGCCGCCGCCTTTAACTCTACCTGCTTCTACCTATTCTGCTTTGGCTTGCTTCATAGCTATGTCCAAAGACTTTACGATACCGCCTACATCTTTTAATATTCTAGTAACTTTAATAGCAGTATCGATGTCCATAGACGTACTAGAATAATCATTAAGAGCTGTGATCAAACCTTCAGCAGCAGTTCGTGATGCTGTTAAAAGACGAGTTGCAGGAGTTTCCTAAAACTCATTAAATCGTTTAGCCAACTACACAACCTGTTCGGTAGGAGCATAACTCTCATCGTTAAATACATCTTTAGCCACCTTCTAAGATCTTTCAGCTTCTGGATAAGCATTATATGGTGTATTCCATTTATTACACCATATAACATATTCTATTTCTTTAATAGCTTTTTCTTTATCTTCAGCGTTATTGTAATAATCTTTAAACGGAGGAATGGCTAAAGATTCTGTATCTAACTAAATTTTATTACCTTTAATATCAAACATATTTATCGACGCTTTGATAGGTAATATTATAGTGCTAATTTGTATACGTAATTAACACGGTTTAGCCAACCTTTCAGCCATTTCTTTTGCGAAGGATTATTTCGCACAATAGCGTTAAAGTGAGCTACTCTTGCGTCGTATACTTTCTTTACTAACTCTGCAGGATTTGCAGCATTAACAGCAGCTAATGTTTTGGGACCTACAATGCCGTCTGCAGTTACACCAAGGATCTTTTGTACTCGTTTAATACCGATACCTTGTCCAGAAGCCCAAACCCAATCTACAAGCATGTTTGCTACAGCTTGATCGTTAATTAAGTCGGCCTTCCATTTAGACCAAAACAACGTATGTACAACATCTCTCCATTCTTTATAAGTAATATTCTTTAAATCTTGTACACTTGCTGTACCGCGTCCTTTATATCTTCGATAAGCCCTGAAGGTTCCGATAGTAATACCTACCATCGTAGCACCTCCGTTATCGTGCGGGTCGTTTGCAAATCCGGTCTTTTTCGCACGCTAAAAAGCCTGCTCTAAAGTCTCCCCCGCTTTCATTTCAACTCCTGCCTCCCATTTAAAAAGAATGGGGATGAATTTTTCTATATTTGCCATATTAATCGTTTTCCGGGATTACTAAATTAAGTTGTAATTTAACATATTGCTGTAAACTATCCACCCACATAAACATGGCAGCATCAGTACCAAAATACGGCCTTTCCACAGGCATATGAATATAAAATCTCGGATGCTGTTCTCCTTCTTTCCACAATTCAATCTTGTCTTCAGTAAACTTGACTTTCGTATTTGCCGTAGGATCAACTTCAATTCTTGTGTCTACGCCGTGTTCATCTGTTACAGTAACTTGACTATTGTGGTATACAGGCTGCCCGTTTATCGTAAAGATTGGTTCTGAATCCTTAAAGTTTGTAATATTTATATTACCTCCGTTATACAAACGCTGCCCATTAATCGTAGCCAACGAATTCTTATTCACAAAATTACTGTAATCCTGCCCACAAGTAATTCCATACGAGCTAAGTAAATTTCTAACCTGTTCTTCAGACTAAAAATCAGAATCATTTATAAGCTATTTAGTGTGCGTAGGAATTACTACTTCCGAAGGATCCGTATCTGGATCAATTACAGGGATAAGTTTCTTTACCTCTTCTAACTCTGACTACTCTACTTTATTGTTCCACTTTTCACGTTCTTCTTTCGTTATATGAATATCCTTATCTGATATATGTTTGGCAATCTTCATCGAAAGATTAGTCAGAGTTACGTTGTCTGCGAATACTACGTCGTGTACGTGAGGGTGGATAAAATGTTCATGCATACTAATACCCTTATATATAAAAGATTAGGGAGTCACCCTTTTAGGTAACTCCCTTATTATGGTTATTTGCCATCCTATGTACTCTTAACCCACAGCATTGTTACGCGTCACTTTGCTGTCTCCGAGGCTTGCTCTGCCGCTGGCTGTTCTGAATCAGTAGAGTTTGTAGACTCGTCTTTCTGCTCCGGATGACTCTCTGATCCCTCAGCTGCGCTAATATTTCCGTTGTCTGTAGATCCAAACCCTCCTTCATTACGATCGCTTTCTGAAAGTTCTTCTGCTTCTATCGGATCACAATCAAAGTAAGGTACGATTACTAGTTGTGCAAATCGTTCACCTTCTTGGAATATTGAAGGAATTGTATCGGTTGTAATCTTATATACAGCTTGTATTTCACCTCTATAACCAGAGTCTATTACACCTACACAATTCGTCTGAATCATGGATTTCTTATATACACTTGAACGTGGGAATAACAATCCTACATATCCTTCTGGAATTTCTACAGCCAATCCGGTATGATATACTACCATTAGCTGTCGAGCTTCGTTCAAAGTAGTTGTAATTTTTGTACAAGTCAAATCCAACCCTGCGTCACTTTTATGTGCGCGTACTGGAATTACAGCGTTTTCTGTTAATTTCTTAAATTTAATCTCCATGTCTTTTGTATATTAAGTATTGGTCGCCCCGTCCGGTTCATCTCCGGATCTTGGAGGTTTAGAGTCTCCCGTGCTAGGAATCATACACAACAGGGCAATATGTGTTTACAGTACACACTAACTGTATTGGCGCCCGATTGCCGACATATATCTTTAAGGCCTGATATAGTTGCGTACTAGTTATATTTCAAACAGGTCGGAGCCGCCTTCTAAGCTAATGATCAAACTTTCAATTATCAAGTTGCGGAGGCAGGACTCGAACCTGCGAACTTGAGATTATGAGCCTCACATGATACCACTTCACCACTCCGCGATGTTCTCTAGACTGATCCGACGAGAAGTCTAGAGAGTCTTTAAGTTATTTCCAGTAACCAACTGTTTATTTCTTAAACCAATCTCTGATTCTCTGGAACAGTGTTTTCTTAGCTTTCTTCTGCAGCGTTATTGAAAATATCTTCCCTTCTTCGTTTTTGTATATACAATTCGCATTGCTGAACATACCGTTCAAACTCAATCTTGCAAAGATTTTTGATATTGTATATATCTCAGCTTCCGAAAAAGTGTTTACAAGTTTCGCAGCTACAAATCGCTCTGTCACATCATTCAGAGTAAGATCGTCGTCGTTGAGATAAACTAAGATTGTCTTCTTAGCATTACTCTTTTTCGTAGTCTTAATAGTCTTTTTCATCTTTTTCAACATTTTAACAACAAGATTCGCATTTGCAACAACAGTCTTCACAATCACTCAACGATGCAAGTTTCGCGTATTTAGCATTTTCTGCATCTCTGTTTGCAAGTTCCGTCGCCACTTTATGCTTCCAATCTGCATTCTTTACTACAATCGGTGTACGGTCATCGCCATAAAAAGTAAATATCAAGTCACCCTTTTGTGCCTTAAGTACAGTCTGTTTAGACTTATCTCCTTGATATCTTATTTCAAGGTTGTCTTCTGCGACGTACATCCTACTTACGCGATCTGGAAGACTCTTGGCAGACTTTGCATTGTTTGTTTCAGAGTCTACAATCAATGCGTCATTGTTGTTAGTTATATAAAAAATCTTCATTTAGAACTGTATTTATATTGTTTGTTTTCCTTATATCGTTTCTTTAGTTTAAATTTAAACAACTCGTTTAGCATTATATCATGAGTGTCTGTATCGTCTTTCATGATTTGAGTTATAAAGTAGAACTAGAATTGTACTACATCTTTAACCAACTCAAAGTCTTCTCCCAACTCCTTCGCTATTTTCCTACAAGTTTTATTTAAATCCATTACTTAGAAGCTCGCTCTATACCCACAATATCGTGTCCAGAAATAAGCTGTGTGTCTTTGAGCAAATCGAACCACGTTGCGTATTTTCCGTAGTAAATTACTATATCACCAACTTTAATTTCCATTTCTTCCCACTCTTTAGAGTTTCCAACGTTACGTTGATATTCAAATGGAACTTTCAGGATGACACCTTTTCTAAAATCAGATTCAACTTCTTTTACCTCGGTTTCTACTTTGTCGTAGTCAACAGCTTCAACTCCGTTTTCATCTTTCTTTGGAGTGTTGTCTGTGGCAACCGGCTTACTAAATTCTTTCTTTACTTTAATCGGGTCCAGCGGCTTAACTAAGAATTGACGCTTCATGTCAATATTAATCTTGTCACTTACATCATTAGCAAGCTGCGACTGATCCATAATCTTATCTTCACTCATAATTATTTCTTAAGTGATTTTAAATGTTCAAGTACTGTACAAATGTTACGAAGAACTGTCTCTCTTTCGACCTTCAGACATGCAGGCTGCTCTTTGCAAATAGTATCGATTTCGTTGAGCTCATTTGTATATTCCTCCAACATGTCATCAATTTCGTCGAATACGTTTACAAAAGGAGTGTCGTTCTTCTCAGACTTGTCTAACGAAGCAGGAATCAGATATCCTTCTTTAATCAATTCATGAGCATAACCAGGAGTGATCGTATAGTTAGATGAATATTTTGATCCAACTGAAACACCCTCGTCATTAGTCATGTCCGTAGACTCTTCATACACACTTGTATACTCTTCTCCATCCTGTGAGAGCTCAAAGGTATCTCCTGGCTCCATCACAAAAAACGGTTTAATTACTTTTAATACTCTTTCTCTCATTTTTCACGTATTATTAGTTTTCGAAAGCGTAACGGATATTTTAGTGTTTTTGGTTGCATAAAAATTAAAATTTTATTAAAATGCAACTTTTTTCTATATTTCTACGTTCTATTTATAAAAACTATTTATTTATGAAAAACAACAAAAAACGTATTCCTATAGTAGAAATAGAAGATTGCCCGTTTGAAGACAGTTAGTATTTTGACGGAAAATATACTTATAAGGCAAGTTCACTTCTCAATCAAGTTAAGAAAGATAATTTACAACCTTTCGACCTGCCTTTATCTGGTATACGATTAGATCATCTTCCGTTTAGTGTAAACGATTTAGATGAGTTTATATATAATATGAAACGTGTACAAAATACAGATCTTAAGTACCCTATAATACTTGATGTAAAAGGAGTAGTCGCAGACGGATATCATAGAGTAGCAAAAGCTATCTTAGAAGGTAAATCTACTATAAAGGCATATAGACTTAAACAAATGCCCCCTTATGATTTCGTAGAAGAAAGCAAACATTAATTAGGCTGAATTAAGCACTATTCTATATTATGCGGATTTCTTATCGTTAAAACATAGTAGCACAACAGTTACTGATTCTTGTAAATATTTCTTTATTCACGGAGTTCCTATGAATATCTGCTTTATTGCAGGAGTCGAACCTTAGTTTGATTGGGACAACGTATACTTATAGAAAAGTTTAGAAGAATATCTTACGCTACGAAACAAATTTGGAGACGACGGCGTTATGAGTTTTATTAATAATATATGTAATTTAGGCGTCGCAGGAGCTGTAAACGCAATATAGATGCTAAAGTACATTCATTATTATTCTAATAGAGAATAGCGTAATGCCGCATTTAAAAAATATAAAGAGTTTAAAAAGAATTATTTATATAAAATGCCTTCCAAGGACGAAGATGACAGAGATATAGAAATAGAGTGCACGAAATACGTAGCGCACGTCAACGCTAAAAAGTATGCTCAAAAATGAAACTTTTCTAAAAGCACTTAATAAGTTAATAAAAGTTTAGAAGAGAGCTTTAAAAAATAAATATTGGATATTTTAATGGGAAAGATAAACAAGAATGCGAATATATACGACACTGGAGGAAACTTGATTAGAGAAGCTCCGATAAAGCCGTATACTATTCAGGAGTTAGAAGAACTGATCGATAGCTTGCCACCAGGAAAAGGGAGAGAAGCAGCTACCTGGAGATTGTTCGAATTATATAATAAATACGGTAATCCACATGAGGAAGATTTAATTAAAAAAATTAAGGAATCTATAAACAAGCCTGTAGATGAAAGTGAGATTAGACGAGCTTTGGACGAGCTCAGAGAGTCAATTGAGACCGACGAAGCAACAGCGTCAGGAACAGAAGAAAAAGAAGTACCAGAGGATGTACAACACTCGGAAGAAGTATCGGGATATGATGTAAATTCAATGGATACAGAATACGTAGAACCAATAACAGAAGAAGGCGATGATACTAGGAAGTCATAATAGTTTGTCTTTTGCAACACCTACAAAGTGGTGGATGAAACCGTTTAAATTTGTAGCCAAATGCCAAACTTTAAACCTTAAAGAACAGTGGGATCTTGGGGTAAGATATTTTGATTTTAGAGTTCGTTTAGACAAAGATGGGATATTTAAACCTGCTCACGGATCTATGTTTTGGGATTATTCTATATACCAAGCACTAGAAGAACTTGCGAATTTAACATCTAAACAATATCCGTTATCAGATTATACGTTTGTAAGAATTGTACTAGAGTATAATAGAGAACAGAAAGATCAGGATGAAATAGATCTTAAATTTAAGAAGTTTTGTAACCGTATCGAAAGTACTTACCGTAATATAGTATTCGTAGGAGGCTTTAGAAAGTACGACTGGAAGAGGTTGTATGAGTTCGGAGCATTAAATCCAAATAACGTACCAGAACCTGAATTATATGATTTATATAGTTCTACAACGAATATATTTGGAAAAAGAACAAATACTTGGCTGGATAAGATAGACGATTGGTTCCCTTGGGTCTATGCGAGATTGTATAATAAAAAGAATATTAAAAAATTCTTTAAAGAATGTTCTACAAAAGTGCTGTTGTTAGACTTTGTAAACATCGGAAGTTCAACTATTAAGGATTATATAAACTCTATAGACAAGAATACAAATAGTACTATAGATTCATACGCAAACATTTTAGGTATCAAAGATGAAACTAATAGAAAGTAAAGTGGAATATATACCTCAACAAGCAGGTTTGGACGGTATTTATAAACAAATAGAACTTTGTGGTAGAACCTGTTATAAATCTGAAGATAAGATAACAGAAGATAGCGCAAAAGGTTTTGTAGACAGAATGATAGAGTCTAACCATACTGCAATGCTTGAGCACGGTACTGTATATCTTAGGATTCCGATCGAAGACAAGACGGCGTATAGAATCGATAGTTATATAAGTAATAAATATAGTAGGGCACACATAGGACATATGGAAGAGATGTGTTATTATATAACTACAAACCTTCGAGTTCTTGTGGAGAATAACTGGTTAGAAGACTTACAATACGTATGTGAACCTACCGCATATCATGAAAAGCGATACACAATACGTTTTACAACTGATAGAGGTGTATCTCACGAACTTGTAAGACACAGAGTGTTCTCATTTGCTCAAGAATCTACTAGATATTGTAACTACAGCAAAGATAAATTTGGGAATGAGCTTACTTTTATTATTCCAAGCTGGTTGCCAGACGTTAAAGAAGATTCATATAACTGGACTGATTATTTTGGAGATAACAGATGTATAGATCGAAGCAGTCCTTTAGACGATAAATTTATATCAGACCTCATATGCGTTGAAAAAGACTATTTAGAGTATATTGATCGTGGGTTAACTCCACAACAAGCCCGTCAAATACTCCCAAATGCACTTAAAACTGAGATTTGTATGACGGGATTTACAACAGATTGGGCACATTTCTTCGATTTACGTTTGCTCGGTACGACTGGAGCACCTCATCCAGACATGAAACAGCTGACAGAGAAAGCTCAAAAAGCACTACAAGACGCGAATATATGGGACGAAATATATAAAAGATACTCATTATTTCATTAAATTATGAAGCATTTAGACAAAAATAGCCTAAAGCACTTTGGAGTAAACTTCTTATTAAGTGCAATAGGCGGATGGTACGGAGTTAGTGCTGGCGCAGGCGCTAGTTTAACTAAAGAATATTGTGATAAACAGTCTTATGGACACTGGTGTTGGGTAGATTTAGCAGTAGATGTACTAGGAATGGCCGCTGGTGTAGGAGTAAACTACTTAATTAAAGGTCTATTATGATCGATAAATGTGACAATTTTAATTCTTGGTATTATAAACCTGCCGATCTTTATGTAGGAAATGGAATACTTGAACAAGTCACAAATGTAAATTATATAGATAAGGCGATGACAAGAGAAGAGATTAAATATCTCCTATTTTTGGAGACATTTTGCCCTGAAGATGAAGATAAAAGGCCTTCTGAAGACGTATACAAGAAGGCAAAGAAACTGCTTGATGAAGGATGTCCGTTAAACATGATATTTGAGTGTTTGGACAACGATTATGTAGGAAAACAAGAACTAATAAACCTTGCAGAAGCATTAGAAAAACAATATGATAGACTATTAGAAGGATTTCTTACAGAACCACCCTTTGACGAGGAATCAGAACAACAGTGATGTATTTAGATTAATAACCAATAACCAACTAAAGATATAGCATAGTATTAACTGTGCATTATGAATCAATCAAGAATAGCGAAAGCTTTATTATCATCAAGATATTGACATTTTTAAAACGCACATATACAAGTAATCCTGGCCTAGCTCACGCTAAGTCAGGATTTTTTGTTTTTAGACTGTTTATAAACTTATAAGCTCTACAATGCTATAAAAATCCAAAATAGTTTTCAGGACATTTAGCATTTTTAGATCTATATTTGAGTCGTTTGCCCGGAAGAAGATAATTCTTTTTCACAAAATATCCTACAAAAGGAATCCCTCTTATAGAAGGTTGTAAAAATACTTTATCTTTATGAAATTCTAAATGAACGTATGTTCGAATTACATCAAATAGATATCTTTTTAGTTTTATTAACTATTCTTTATTCCCCAATATTCGTAAATCATCAGCATATCTTATAAATCTAAATCCTTTATTAGTGATTATATCGTCAATCTAAGTCAATATAAAGTTTCCGTTAAACTATGACGTTATATCTCCGATTGGATATCCTGTAGATTTTCCAAATAAACTCTTTTCTTTAGGTAGTTTACGCCACACATGCTTAGGAGCGACTATTTTACATCTGTCTGTAACACTGTTGGCAAGAATAGTTTTAGCTAACTATATGGTAGAATCTATCAACTCTTGTTTTACATAAAGCTTTATAAATTTAATTAAGTCTGATAATGTTTGTTTTCTATCTATTGATACGAAAAAAGATTTAACGTCGATCCCTAAGCACCATTCGTCCTCTCGCATAATTTCTTGTAGTCTTTCGCACGCATGAATATTGCCGCGTTTTGGTCTACAATTATATGAAAAATCTGAAAAGTATTCTTCATAGTGTTGTTTCATGCGATTTATGAACAAATGGTGCACTATGCGGTCTTTAAATATTGCTGCGAATATTTCTCGCACTTTAGGATCGAATATAATGAAGACGATTTCATTAGACGGTGTGTATGTATCGTTTATTAACTCTGTATATAATTCTTCAAGCAACGTTGGATAATCCAATTCAAATTTGAATGCTTGATATGTATATCGCTTACTCTTTCTACAATCAAAGTAAGCTTTTACTAACTCTTCTCTAGTTATGTACATAATTCAGTTGTGCAAACAGCGAGTTGTTGTTATTGACATTGTTATTGTTGATGTTACCGTTGTCAAGATTGAAGTTCAAGTTATGAACATTGGAGTTGTTCGAATTCTAATTGTAGAACTTCTTACCTCACTGGATAGGCTCTGCCGTAGCAGCTGAGGATTCCGCAACCGAATCAATGTCGTCTTCATCAGTATATGATTGCAATTTAGACCCGATTTCACTTAACGGAGACAGTAAATCTGCGAAAAATCCGTCAGATATGCACTTCGTTTCGTGAGAAATGTCTAAATTAACAGATAAGAGTTTATACTCACACCATGCATTATTGTAATATTTTTTATCTACGTGTACAGCAAGATGTAAATATCGCATAAGATTTTGTATATTTGTGTAAGTAAATGCAAATATACCCTTCTTAGTTTGATTTTTCATTGCCGCATAATGAATAGCACATTGTTTATTCATTTTATATACTGGAGCTAACAGCTCAACAACATCTTTCGTCTTCATTATATATTATATTTAAGTTAATTATCGTTCAATTAGCGCAAACAGCGAGCCGCCGTTATTGACAAAGTTATAGCCGACGTCACCGCTGCCAAGATCGAAGCACAAGTAATGAACACCGGAGCAGCCCGAAAACTAATAGCAGAATGTACTACCCCAGAAATCCGAATAATTCAGATTATCTAACGGATCATCTACGTCTGCAAATCTTTCAAGGTTAAGATTCTTCAAAGAAGCGTTAAACTTATTCCGTAGTTCCTGTGCTTCAGCACCCTTTTCCTCACTATAATTACCCCAGAATGATGCAATCATGTTCATATATCCTGTAGAGCCTAAGAACCAACCGTCGAAGTTGTCACCTAATGATTCTACCCCGTTGATGTCCATCAAAACCTTCAAAGCGGGCATGTCTGTAGCAACATTATAACCAGCGGCAGTCATTTGTTTATACCATTCGATAGTATTCTATTTACCAGCGAAATCGTTAATACAGCAATATTCGTCTGAATCCCAATTGTTGTAATCATGAGTGCTAGTGATATAGCCGGGCATGTTCGGAATTACGTCGACATTTACATCCTGATTGTTGTCCCAAGGATTCTTCCCATTATTCTCTTCTTTAAAGTAGATGTCAAGAATACCGTCCTCAATTTTGCAATTCGAGTCATCATCGTCCCCTGAAATATCTACAAGCCTGTACGCTTTGTCTGCAGGAACTCCTATGTTGGATAACCACGCATTGTCGCGGCACATTTCAGTAAATGGAGCACTATTCGTAAGAGCACTAAATATCTTATCGGCTTCTTCAGACTGTGGTACATACTCGTTTTCGTCTGTAACACCAGGGAACAGAATTAATCTAGCGTTATCAATTCCCTAACTTCGTTTACCTACACAAATACCCTTTATATCAGATTGAGCAGGTATAGTATGAGTCTTTATAAACTTCCTCCACGGATATCTAGTACCATCTTTTAACAAAAGCGTTGCAGTATCATATTTATACCAGTGTGTAGAATCGCTCTCACTATTTAAGAACCAATGACCTTCTCTAACAAACGTACCATCATCACTATTCTATGAGAAGCAATTTATATTCCAGAATACACTCTTGTTATTAAGAGGATTCTTACCGATACAAATACCTATTACGTCTGCTTTTTTACTTTCAGCCAACTCAGATTGTTTAACAACAGTCTTTAAGTCAGATAAGAGGTAATCTCCCAATTCGTAATTAGGTTTTTCTTTTACCCAAGGTTCAGTCCTATAAATATAAGTAGAACCTTCTAACATTTTCTAATAAATTTTATCCATATTAAAATATTTTAATAAAATAAAAATTTTTTATTTTTTCTATATATAACGTAAATTAAGCGTTTTATAGTTGCAATATAAATACATACTCGTATAAAGAAAGATATATATAAATATATATAGAAAGAAAAGTATAGTATATGTGTAAAAACGTGAAAATTTTTTATTTTTATAAAACTGTAATGTATATGTAAAAACACGAACGTCTCCAATTAACGTCCCCCTACTCAAACCCCCAATCGAAATACCCCCTGGTATCAAACTGAGGCCCAGGTGTAATCGAAGAAGTCGCCTACTACATATTGCAATATTGCATAAAACTTAATGTATACTGATTATGAAAACTGTGTATTATTTCGTTATTTCCATGCCAAATAGAGCGTGGAAGCAGAGTCCGGATTACCTCACTGAGGATGAGTGTTGGGAAGCAGCGCGCAACTGCAGAGATCACCTCGCAAAACATGATTCAAAGCGTGCAGAGTTCTGTCCGATTAACTTCTGCACCAAACAGGTTCCTGCGGGCGCGTAAGCGTCTGCGGGGGCTTGTTTCCCTTTTGGGTCAATCGAATAAGCCC